TTGTTGAGTCAACCAAGTCATCATGATCCCCGTAGGGGAATGCAGCACACTCTTCAACCACTTCTTCAGCGAACTTTTGATCTGGTGCCCATATCAGACCTGACTCAAAAAGAGGTGCGCACGAATTAACTCTGACATGCTTATCATTTCCTTTGCTCGGTGTAAAGTTAACAACAGGGATATCCATCTTACGTAATTCATAGGTTAGAGGTAATCCTGATGCTTTAGACTCGATAATCACCGTTTCAGGTTGCCAATATTTATATTGTTCTAAGGCCACACGCCTTAACTCTGGAAACTCAAATCTTCCTTTGATAGCATCTAATAACATAAGATTAGCTCCTTCATCTTGGCTTGGATAAAATACGCCCCACGTAGTAATGGCAGAATAATCGGCTGACGTTTTTTTCATGAACGCTGTATCATAGGATTGTATAACGTGATGAAGTTGAGGCAGGTAATCATGTTTCCATACCTTCCACCACTCACGTTTTAAAATCGCTCCTTCTTCTGAAGTTGGATTTTGCATCCACTGTGAGTTCCATTTAGCAACGGGTAATGTGGCTTGAACTTTTTCTAGTTCATCTATCTTCCAATACTCAGGCCAGACAGGTTCTGCTTTGTTTGTTCCGTGGTCCATGATCGCCGGAAATTGAACCACGTGCCATTGGTCAGACTTTGCTTCTTTTTGATTTGCTAAAAGTAATCCTGTTAAATCTTTTTGTGACCAACGTGTCATAACTAAAACGATCTTACCGCCTGGTTGTAAACGTTGACGTGGACCTGATGTATACCATTCGTAAGCTGCTTCTAGTGCTGTCTTAGATTGTGCGTCTTGTTCCGAGTGCGGGTCATCAATGATTAATAGATCCGCGCCCCTTCCTGTAATAGCACCACCTACACCAGCTGCGAAATATTCTCCGCCTTGCGCTGTCTCCCAACGTCCTGCCGCTTTACTATCTTCTTGTAGAGTTGTTTTAAAAATATTTTTATACGAATCACTATCGATAAGGTTCTTGGCTTTCCGTCCAAACCTTACCGCAAGTTCGCCCGTGTGTGTTGCTTGAATAATCTTGAGCTTTGGATCACGGCCCACCATCCATGCTGGCAAAAGATAAGATGCAAACTCAGACTTGGTATGTCTAGGTGGCATGTTAATAATTAATCGATTAATCTTTCCATTTGCAAGATCGTTAAATTTTTCTGAGATATGTCTGTGATGTGCACCTTCAATAAAATCTGGCCAGACACATTTTACAAAAGACATGAAGTCATTCTTCGCTTTGACTTGCACTTGTTTCTCACGAAACTTAACTTTAAGTTTCATGTATTCTGTTCTAACGTCTATGGGTAGTTTGTTAATATCAATAGTCCGATTCATAAAAAATTTTTGAAAAATTTTTTTGCTATGCCTTTTTATTTCGAGAAGTATTTTACGGGGAATAAATATATAAATCAAGCATTTCAAAATGTATTTTGGCAAAATTAACTGTCTGTATCATACATTTACATACACATTTGTACTTACGCATACACGTTTAGGGTGGGTAGGGTAAAAAAACAAAGCAAAAAAGCAAAGCCATTTGAGACCCCTACACGCACAAAAAACCCTGTCCGCGTATCGCGGACAGGGTCTCTCTTTTTACGTGGGAGATTGTCTATTTCTTAACTAATGTTAGTTTAGCTTTTTTGTATGCTTTGCTTAATTCGTGTTGGTGTCGTTCTTTTCTTTTCTGCTCCGCTCTATATTCACGATACATGAACCACGCGCCACAAAAAAGAGTTGCGCTAATTAATATTCTTAATTCAAGCGGAGCTTCTAAAAATATCTCTATCATTTTTTAACCCTCTTCACCTGCGCGTCTATTCTTTGAATATTCGCGTTCTCTTTTTTTATTCTCTCTTCTCTCTCTTCTTCATTTTCTAAAGGTGGTTTTATAAAACCTTTTTTTAAGCCGTATTTTATAAAGCCCTCTTTCCATTTTTCCGATACTGTCATTTTTTCACCTTCCTGTTGATTTGAAATATATCACTTGACAAGTATCTTGTCAATGGGATATTATAGGACTATGAAAGCAACAAAAAAAGAGTTGTTATATTCAAGGATCACGAAACACGGGCAAGATTTAAAACGTGTTTTTAATCTTGATCCGACAACCGACCCCGTCAAACTATGTAAGAAGTTGTTAAGGCTTGAGAATAAAGCCCACAGATTAGCAACTGATTATTGCAACGGGGACGTTGATCAAATTGAATTTGACACAAAAGGCAACAAGATATTAAAAAAAGTTGAAACCATTTTAAAAGATAAAAAACATCTTTTATTAAATGGTGATGCTCGGGGTTATGCTCTTAAAATTAAAGATGATTTTATAAGAGTTAATAACTTATCTATTTATCGTGATTGGGGCGGTTATGGAATTATAGCCCCCGATTTTAGAGAAGTAGCTTGAGCCGTGAACCGTTGGTTTACTGATTGTGTAATCAGGTGCATCGTCCAACGGTTCGCGGGTCAAGTTAAGTAAATTAGCCTAAAGTGAAACACGAGACTTGACCGTCATTTTACCTTTCGGTTGACCCATGAACCACAAGCGTGGTTCATGGGCTTTTTAAATTTTCAAACACCAACGCACAAGCGCGGAAGTCGCAAGCGACAGGCTTAATTTTCATACCATAACGCACAAGCGACATGATTGATGAGCCGTGGAACAAGGACAATGAAGAAGTTTTAGAGGAGCACGGATCAAGGGTCTCTGCCAAGATAAATGTATTCTTCGAGTGTCGTTTATGCCATGCAATTTGATGAGGGGAAAATCTTATCTTGTTCCCCTTTACAACTTTTAATTCAACTGTAAAGAATTGGTTATTTTTATTATACCCCAATAAGTCTGGCATGCCTAAAAGACTTAAATTCTCTATTCTATTCCAAGAAATAGAGGGGATATTTTTCTTTAATTTTTGATATAATTTTCTTTCGGGTAGCATGGCATTTTTAAGGCAACACTAACACAAAAAAGCCACAATCTAAAATCTTAAAATACCTAAAATGAACACTGTTGCATAAATGCCACAAACCCAAAATGAACACAATGTCTATTGACTTCTATTTGATTATCCTATATAGTCCTATTAGCTAACAAAAGAGGTAAAATGAATACAGAATGTTTAAGCGATAATGAATTTTGTGCGTGGTGTCTTTTTTATTTCCACTGCAAAATATGGAATGGTGAAAAGTTTATTAATATTGCTTATCAAAATAGCGACAAGGAACAGACATTAAATCAATTTAAAAACGATTGTGAAGACCAAGTTATGGGTCTTAATAATGATTGTTGGATAAGGTCAATAAGAAAAGGCAAAAGAGTTTATCCAGAACTTCATCAAAGAGTATTAGACTTTAATAAATTGTCGGAAGAAGAGCAAGAAAAAGCCCTTGACACTAGGGACAATGTTGGAGTATAAAGGAGTATGAAAGCAAATACAGAAAAAACAATGGAAAAATGGTTCAAGTCATTATCAATAAAAGAATTATCAACGTGGATTAAAAATTTTGATAATTCTACTCTTAATCAGTTTTTAGATAATCAACCTACTGATGAAGATATAAAAACAGCTAAAAAAATATTAAAAAATAAAAGAGCATATTTTAAAGCTGTTTTAAATAGTGATACGCATATTTCTTTTTAAACAACTAACAAAGAAGAAAACAATGAAACCAAGCCCAATGTCAGATGAATTTCACGATTGGTTAGACCAATGCCCCGTGCAATGGTTTAGAGGAGAAGTAAGCAAAGATCATGTCGCATATTATTTTGAAACACCAAACGAGGACGAAGAGGAAGTATGAAAGATAAATTTATAGAAGAAGACCCAAATCAAGAATATTCAAACGAAGTTCAAGACCTAATTCAAAGGGATATTGAAAAGGGTTTTGAAAAAATATCTACACTATTTCCAAACCCACAAATGGATCAAGTTATCATTTTTTATTTTTTAATGGTATGGAGTAGGGTCATGGGTAGGTATGGCAAAAATGGTGAGAAACATGACAACACCTTTATAAAAAAGATGATAAATACAATTATGGAGGGTGATATGCCACCAGACATAAACAACACGTTTGCAAAGGAGAAAAATAATTAATGGGTGGTTTTAAAAAAAATACAAAAGCTACTAGAGTTTACAAAAAATTTCTTGATTGGCAAAGAGATATTTATGAAAGCAATAGATTGTCTTGGACGAGAGAAGATGATATTGACCTTCTATATATTAATCGCCTCTTAAATTTAAAAAGCAGAACTAAAAAAACAATACCACACATTGAATTAAAATCGAAACCGGAGAACCAAATATGAATTGGAAAGATAAAATACTAAAACAATATAAGGTCTTAGTAAGTAAAAATATAATAGTAGAGGCACACGACAAATATGATGCAGAGTATCAAGCTGAACTTCTTTTTGACCCTAACAACGATTGGAGTTATGAAGTAGAGGGGGACATAGATGAATTGGAAAGATAAAAGATTAAAAGAACTTCAAGATATGATTGACAATGGTTGCCACCCAGAGTTGCTGATAGATGAATACAACGATATTCAAACCACAAGCGCAGATAGTTGGGAGCAATTTCTTGAAGAACAAGAAGAACGAAAACTTAAATATCAACCACAATTAATACAACAATGGAGAAGTATTAAATGAAACAAGAAGAAAAATTACGTGTAGCTGAAGATTATATAATTGATCTACTTAGAGAACTACAAACGGAAAGTTCAATAGACATAGGCAATGGATTTATTGCTTGGGTTCAACAAAGTTATCATGGGTATTGGCTTATACAACCACCTAATAACAAAAGAAGTATAAGAGATGATGAGTTTGAAAGTCATTTTGATAAGTTCAAACCTAAAGATATTATTAATGTTTTTTTAAATAATAATAAAGGTGATTATCAAACAATAAAAGAATTGATTGAAAAACATAGAAAGGGACACAAATGAAAAACTACTACGTTGCCGTTTCTGATATAACATTTTATTTATATGATGAAGACGGAAATGCTAAAACAGACAAAAGTGGAAATGAAATAACATATAGACTTAAAGACGGTATAAGATTTAAGCCACTAGAATATATCGCAGACGGAGTAGAAGTTGATATGTTGCAAAAAATAAAGGAGGAAAAATGAGTAGTGATCTACAAAAACAAATGAGCATGATAAATGACTTATATACATCATCTTTAAGTTCTGGCAGATTATTCGCTATGAAAGAAGTTGTAAGAGACTTACAGGCGATTGTAAATAAATCTGTGCAGTCTGAAAATGATAAGTACGAGGGACAGAGTGTTATTAAAGCTATGCACAAAGTTGCAGAGCTTATAGTTAGGTATCAAAGAGAGATACACGAGGAAGAACAAGCGAACAAACAAAAGGTGTAATATGAGTAAATATGATAATTATGTTGTTATAACAGATAACAAAGGAAAGAGACGAGCATTTTACAGCTTTCACGAATTAATAAAATATTTAGATAGTTTTAAGATGTCATTTTTACCAGATGACTTTACATACACAATACACGAGGAGTAATTGAGAACCTATAAATTCACAGGTAGCAAAAAGTTCGAGGTACAGGCGAGAAGTTTGAAGAAGGCTCTCCGTTCTGCCGAAACACAAGCGACAGGCGACAAGCGAATCACAGGCGAGTGGACGAACAAGCGAGGCAACGAAGTTGTCATGCACTTTGACTTACCCATCAAGCGAAGAAAGAAAAAGTAATTAATAGTCTTTGATATATCCAGGTGGGAGTATTAATTTCTCTTCTCGGTTTGGTTTCAACACAACACGAATAGAACTATCAAGCGGGTTATTACTCTCATGAACTTCAATACGTTTAATCTCTTCAAGATATCCTTTTCTTGTCATAATATAAATTTTAGCATCACTCACAGCATTACCACGCATGCCGTTTCTGCCCTCTGTAAACTTATCCAAATATTCTTGTAAGTGTTTGACGTACACTACATATCACCTTTGTTTCTATGCTCGTTGATAAAATCTCTACCCATGTTTCGCAGCGTTCTGTTTTCTTTCTTTAACTGCTCACACTGCTCTTCATAAAACTGAGACCTCTCTCGTAAATACTTCACATCTTTTCTCAACTCTGCATTAATATTTTGATGTTCTACATTGATCTTTAACAGGTCGTGTATTCTTTCTTTTAATTCTTCACTCATGCTTGACATTATAGGAATGTTCCCTTAAAAAGTCAATATGGGAGTACCAAAAAGATTAACAGAAATGCAAAAGAGGTTCGCAGAATACATAGTATTTGGTGGGCCAAACGGGCCTGTATCACAGACAGAGGCGGCAAAACTTGCAGGCTACAGCGAAAAGAGAGCAAGGTCTGAGGGATCAGAGCTATTGAACCCAAGACTATCACCCCTCGTAGTTCAATATGTAGATAAATTAAAACAAGAAAGATTAAAAAAGTTTGAGGTTAATTATGAAAACCATGTTGCAGAACTTGCAAGAATTAAAGAGGCGGCTTTGAAAAAAGGTAGTTTCTCATCAGCCGTAAATGCAGAGACAAATAGAGGTAAAGCCGCAGGCTTATACATAGATAGAAAGATTATTAAAACCGGCAAGCTAGATGATATGTCGTTAGAAGAATTAGAGGCTAGAATGAAAAAGATAGAAGATGATTACTCACAGATTATAGATGTCACCCCCGACCCAAAACAGATCGAGGGTGATAAAAAAGATTAGTCTTGATCGTCGTCTTCAATATCCTCATCTTCGTCCATGTCTGGCTCATCTTGAACATCAAGAACATCTTTGATGTTAGCAATATCATTCTCTAACTTTTCAATTTTGTCCTCGAGCTCTTCAATTTTATTTTTTGGATCTTGCATTTTCTCCTCCTTGTTGGTGTCATGAAATATTTTTTCCCATTCAAAAGCAATCATTTAATTTAATATTTTTTCCATCTTTTTTATTATACTTCGTGGGAAACAATTACGATCTGAGAATACAGCTTGCTCTGTATCATACGAAGCAAAAGTCCAAACATGTTTTTTATCTTTAGCGAATATGTATGCCTGTGAAATCATTGTAGCCGGCAATAACTTTTTCATTTCATCTACGTCTGCGTGCCCCGCGTCACCGCACGGATCTAACCATACAATTTTATAGAAGTAATACTTCTTCTTGTTAATAACTGCATGTTTATACCTTTTCTTACGTCTCATAGTGCATACCTACCATAAAAGATTTTAAAAAAATATTTCTATTTTTCCAAAGAGGGTCAGACAGGGTCGTCAAAATGAAAAATCTGTCTATAAGTGTTGTTATTATTGAATAGTAGCATATAGC